GTATGTAGAGTTAATCCGCTTGAGGCTAGCGTAGTTTGCTCACTCGTCGTTAGATTATCACTAACCGATTGCGCATCTCCAAGTACTATATTAGACCACTTTGTATTACCTGGTGATACAATTTGAAACACTTTACTATTCTTTGATGCCAAAATAACAGCATTAGTACCAGGTGCTTGCTGAACATTATTAGTTAAAATTGATTTAAATATAGGTTGACTTGAACCTCTATCAGTATTTGCAAAGGTTACTGTATCACCAGTAGCTCCTGCGCCTGTAGTACCAGTAAGTGCTAAACCTGCATTAGCTGTTTCAAACCTTACAGTATCTTCATTAATCTCAGCTTGAACCGTTTCATCTACGGCTGTAGCGGCATGCGCATCAAAAACATTAATTGTTCTAAAGAATTTTTGAGATGAGCCTTTATCAGTATTGCTTACAGCAAATGATAATTTATATGGTACAGCTGCATCATCGGCCGAAGTTTGTGTCCAATCTATACTAACTGTAGCACCATCATCGCTATTAGCAGTACCGTTAGTATTGTCTTCCGCAAATTGCCATGGATGCGCGCCAATATCAAGATTGTCGCCGTCACCATCTTGAACACCAAATGTTTGCAAATATCTATCGTCGAAGTCAACTGATGTAATAGACGTAGTGTGTCCTAATCCATCAACTTCTATAGATGTTATTGCTGACCCAGCGTTTAAGGTAGATGCAGTATATGATCCAAAGCTACCGCTTATTGAAGAAGTATCAGCATGCGAATAAGTTATAGTCTTACCAGTACGATCAATCGTTAATCCAGTAACACTATCAGTGGTGGAGGTTTTAAAGTCAACAACATTGTCTGTAAGTACATTTACTCCACTGTTATCGCCACCACTCTGGCTAGTAGCCTTTAATGTCCAGAAATCGTAGTCAGTGTCTTCGGTAATAATGTTATGATAGTTTGTACCATCTACAGTTACCTGCCAAGAACCAGGAATAGCTGGTAATTGTTGCCCGGGGTTGCTGGGATCGTCTATTGCGGCTGGTCGAATACCTTCGTTCCATCTCAACCGCACATTGCTTGAATCACCACGTTCAACTTCAATTCCAGAAGTTTCATTAGCAACAACAGCTCCTGTTTTATCATCATGTAATACAATTATATTGTCGTCAACCGTTAATGTTTCAGTATTTAAAACTGTATTAGTTCCATGTACAACTAAGTCACCGCCTACATGTAGATTCTTAGCAACACTAGCACCGCCCTGTACAGTCAGCGCACCAGTTCCAGTTCCGGTTGACTGGTTAATATTTGTAATATCTACTAGTGGAATCTGTACAGCGTTGCCGTCATCGATAAATCCAAGGGTAATTGTATCAGTTACAGTATCAGCTGTACCAGAACCAAGACTTGCACTACCGACTTCTGCAGCTGTAAACTCCATACCAGCTACATATGCAGTACCGCTTGTACCAGCAACATAATTCCAATCTGTTGATACATCAGCATTAACTACTCTATAAACTTGGCCCACAACAAAGTTACCATCGGTGTGGAGCTCAGTGTTAGTATCCGCTTTAAGCTGATTAGCTTTACCAGAAATTTTTAAAGTATCTGAAGTTAAGTTAATATATTGTACGCTACCATCGTCATCTTCTAGTTCAAGAGTAGTCGTAATGGGTACAGTTGTTGCTGATGTCACCCGACCATATCGATCAACTGTAAGAGCTGGTAGTTCTGTTTGACTTCCGTAAGTAGCAGCTGTTACGCCACTATCAGTAAGAGAAAAATTAAAGTGTTGGCCATTAGCGTCCCATGTAGCATTTACTCCAACTTCCGTATTGCCTTCAATTAAATCCTTTGCATTATAGTACGTTACAATATCTGAAGTAACTGGATCCCATCCGTCATCATTGTCGTTGCGCTTAATAGCAACTGTTTGCCATGCTCTATGAGGGTCATACGCACTACTTCCATCTACAACTCGACCTTCGTTCCACTGTATTTTTGGTAAAATATTTTCATCGATGATCGGAGCAAATGTTCCATCGTCTCTCTCATTAGCGGCATTAAATGCTGGAATATTACCAACATTCATTGAGGTACGATCAATGCTAATACCCTGTGTGGTAGTTTCACCAGCTACTTCGAAGAAGGATGTTTTATATGTTAATGTACTACCTGTCGCGCCACCAATTTGTAGGTTACCTTGAACATCCAGAGTATTAAATGGTCTAATTAATAAAGTTTTTCCAGCATCGCCTAAAGTTAAATTGCCTTGACCAAAATTTATATCTTGTGTAACAGTTTGGCCATCGGTAGTACTAGTTCTAAGAACAGTAGTGTCTACTTGAATATCATCAGCATTAACAGTAATACCATCACCTGCTCCAACATCAAAGGTTCTATTGGCTTGTAAATTACCACCACCAGTTAAACCAGATCCAGCCGCTAGCGTAGTATCAGCAATCTCTTGCACTGCGCCTTTTATATTATTCGCTGTTAATCCTGTAAAGACAGTCGCAGTATCTACTAAGTCCATTCCTACCAACTTATTAGTGTCTATCTCAAGATTACCACTTTTTAGTGGAAGCGTAGGAGTAAATGTACCAATAATGCTATTAAGAATAATTTTGGTACCGCTTGGAACTGATTCTACTCTACCCTGAAATGTAATAACAGAATTATTTTCTTGATAAAGAGTATTGCCGACAGTAGTAAACGTGCCATCTAGATTAGCAGTATCAACTCCTGTAAGATTAATTGTTCCAGGTCTATCTCCATCAATTAGTTGTGCTAAGTCATTAATATTGTCATCGTTTCCTATCACACCAGCTTGAAGTTTATCTAGAGTTCCAGCTACTGTAGATGAACCATAAAATCCATCGTTATAAGAATCAGAATCACCTAAAGCTGAATTTAATAGTGTTACAGCGTTGGTAAGATTAGTGGCTCCTGCTGCTTCTGTTTGAGCAAATTCTGCAGTTGATACTGTAGCAACAAAGTCTTCAATTTCCACAGAACCTAAAGTTAGTGATCCACTAGCATTAGCGTTTTTACCTTTTATTGAAAGTCCTAATTGCACCATATAATCTGTGCCAGGATTATTTTCCGGTATAGTTTTAGTAACTGTAAATGTTCCAGTATTTAAGGTGACTGAAGATATGGTTCCTACCAGATTGTAACCAGCGTTTCTATCTACTACTTTAATAAAGGCCGAAACCTCATATCGAGTATGAATATCATTAGTAGTAACATCACCTGCTAAATTTACAATTCCGCCTACATACGAAGTATTTTCTAGATATACATCTGACTCTACAAACGCGTTACCATCGTTTCCATCTTGGTATAGTGTACTATTTCCAGTATCATACAGCGAAGTATTGGGTTCTAATGTAATATTTCCAGTAACTGAATCAATCGTAGCGACAACATTAGCTAAACTAAGTGATTCAGCCAGTACCTCTACAACATTAGCACCCTTAGATACGCCATCTGAATCTAAATCGAATGCTGTACTATAATTTAGCCACTCTGCAGTTGATGCAGTGCTAATTGGAACTGAACCAGTTACAGCACCTGACCCTAAAGAAACACCAATCTCATTAACAGCATCTCTAATATTGGTAGATGAAATAAATGAGTTATCAGTAAAGCCTGTATAAGTGGCTCCCGACCCGCGCAATGCAGTCTCTAGTTCATTGATGCCACCCACTAAGAAATTAGCATCTGTATTTAATGTTTCACCATTAGCAGTATGAATATCTTCGTATAAATTACCAATTTTTTCTGCGATAGTAGAACCAGCTGCAATTGCATATTCGGTTCCACTAGTATAGGTATCACCAACTGCTTGATCAATGGAATTTACCGCTTGCATAATCGTAGTAGCATTAGTACCATCAGCTGGACCGGATTGACCAAAGGTTATGGTTCCGTCAGCCGCTGCTCCAATCTGAGCATCTAATTCATTGATCGCACCTTCAACGTTGAACGATGCTGTCGATAAAGTATAATTAGTTCTAGCCGAAGTGTCAGATCTCAAAAATCCTTCAAATTCATTTACAGCTGAAACAATGTTATGAGTATTAGTATTTAAATCATAATTAGTTCTAGCAGTGTTATCTGTATTAATAACGCCCTCTAATTCATTAATAGCGCTTACAGCATCCGTCGTAGTATTAGTGGTTAGAGAAGCATGATTACCTAACTCATCTCTTAACTCTTCTACAGCGCCTTTAAAATGTTTTGACGTTAAGCCATCGAATGAGCCAGTTGTAGAAGTATATAAATCGTCTTCGTGTTCATTAACAGCTGATGTTAAGTCATTAGCTGCTGTCGTAAGATTTTCCGTAACACCAATATCGCTTTGCAATTCATTAAGAGCATCAACTGTATCAGTATAGCTTAGTGTAATATCAGTGTTGTTCAAATGAGTTTGAGCAGAATTAAATCTGATAGCAAATGCATTGTCGCTATCTCTATAATTAATTAAAGTCGTATGATTATTTGAATCAATTGTATCAGCTAGATGATTTATTATTTTAATATCCCTAGCGCTATCATATGTGCCAGTGTATCCCTTTAGGTAAAGAACATCAGAACTAGTGTCAGCGTGATAAACCGTAGCATACCAAGTAGCAGTAGATTCTATATCTTGAAGCGTAGTAAATGAATCGGCTGGGTCAGCAGTTTGATATATTATAGTTCCTTCAGTATAATAGGTTAAATCGAGGCCGGTTGCTAAAGTAATTCCACCAACAATTGTTGGAAAATGAAATTGATCAGCGCCTAAACCTTCAGTAATGACAGTTGAGCCATTAGATACTCTAACACGAGCTCTATGATAGCTTTCAGAAATAAGCCTTAGGACATCTTGTGATTCAATTACAGTAGCGCCAGACTCTAAAATGTCATAACCAACATTAAAAGAACCAGTAGAGTTAGTAACCAAAATCTTAGGTTTATTATGTAGAGTTGATACACTTACGACTTCAGCTGTGTATGTGGTAACGCTACCATCGCTTTGAGTAATCGTATCACCAGAGGCAATTGATGCTAAGCTTGTGCTAGATTCAAAATCACTAGTATCTCTTAAAACAATCCATCCAGCAATATTATCAATTCTAGAATCTTTTAAAGCTGGTAATACGCTAGTAGTAGTTGAAGGAGTAACTAATACTCTATTAATTGAAGATCCGGATGTGTTAGACAGGGTATATACGCTAGATGTGATATTGCTACTCAATTCATCGATAGCACCTAAATCCTGTGAGACTATATTAGTATTTAGTCTCCACTCTTCAAAGGTATTAGTTTTTAAAGTTTTAATTTCATTGTTGGCCATTAGTTACCACCTAAGTTCTTTAATAGTTCTTTAATTTCAGCTAAATCGGCTTTTATACCAGCTATCTCATTTTCCTTTTGATCACTACGCTCAATTTGTTTTAATCTCTGTTGATATGCAGTATTGTTATTATTTATAATAGCTTGACTAGACATATCGCGCATCAAATGCAAATTATCTTTTATTTTTATAGTTGGCATTATGTCGTCGCTATAGCTCTAAAGTCTTTTACTGTAGGAATGTTAGTACTACTCTGACTTCTTAATACAATTTTAATTTGGAATTTACTAAACGGCTGCAACGCCGAATTTTCATAATGCACTTCGCTATAAACTTCGTTATCATTGGTTGGGATAGTTTCGTCTGGTGTTAACAGTGTCCATCCTAGTGCATCAAAATCAGCATCAGAATCAGAAGTTGTTTTATAGTATACATCGATATTAGAATGTCTAGGCTTATTAGCATTAATATACACATCTAATACGGTGCCTTCAGTCTGTAGTTCAACCTGTTTAGTTATATACTTAGCAGTGTTACTAGTGTTAGTACCAACAGTCTCTGGTACATACGTGCCACGGGTAGTATATTCGGTTGAATTAGCAGATGCGTCGTTAATTCTATTTTGTATAGTAAATAATGAAGTTCTATTAAGATCTATGATCGGCGTTAAGTTTTCTAACTCACTAGTAAAGCTACAAGTTAAATCAAACGTTTTAATTCTATTACTAGTTCCTTGATCAATTGCTTCATTTTGCTCTGACGCAATTAGATGAGGAACATTAAATTCGATATTCTTATTAGCTAAAACTCTCCCTATACTTGATACGCTTTGGTTATCTAAACCAGCATGTGCGTCCATAGACCTCGCAGTCTTTCCTTCCATACTATATTCAATTTCTGCTTGTGGAAATTCAATGCTAGCAGAGTTGATTCTTAACAGATCGTACATTTGATTTTCAGAGGCATATACCTCAGTTCCACCAGCACGAGTTCCTCTATCTGCAGTAGTAATAGTTTCTGACGGAATTTCTATGTAGTATGAATCTAATTCGGGGTCTATTACAACATGCACTGCGCTACCCTGAATAGCACTAACCTGAACACCGTTAATACTACTGCCTGGTAGGCCTGATATTTTAACAGTATGTCCAGTACCATACATACCATGATTTTTATGGAATACTTTAATTCGTGCCGCACCGTTGCTGCCGCTATTATCCTCAAATAATAGTGGATTTAATCCTAGCTTTTTATCTGGGACTTTATCGTTAATTAGGTTCAATGTGGCACTCGAGCTAAACGATGCGCGCTTCAATTTAAATTTAAGATCTTTACTTTGCTCAGCTGTCCAGGTTGAAGCGTTAGCAGAAGTAAAGAATACACCATCGTATGGTTGCTTGGTAATTCTCTTAGTAGTGTCGGTTAAATCAAATTCACTTGTCTCTGCTACGTAAACCTTGTACTTATCTGACATAGAAATAATAACAACTGCATATTCTGTGCCATCTTTTAGATGTACTGGATAATCCCAGGTAATAGGAGTTGCAATGCTAGCATTAGCATTAGCAAAATCAGCAACCGTAGTGCTTGCTTGTGAAGCAATATATGATGGATATACAATAGCATCTGCGCCAGGAATGATTCTCTGAGTAGGATATCCGTTTTGAACTTCCCTTAAAGAAACTTGAACTGGAATATTTGCGTCAATTTTATTAAAGAATAAATCTATTCCGGTAGTAAATACACCACCCTCAGTTTTAATTACAAACGTTTCAGCAATTGGATCGTAGTATTCGACTAATTCGTGTACTACTCGACTACCAGCATCATCGCGAATAGACTCTGATTGGTTAACTTCTCTAGTAGCAATTCTAGGAACCTTTGTATTAATAATAGTTCTTTGATAAATCTCTAGTAGCCCTTGAGCGTGGAAGTTTTGAGATACTTTAGAAGTTGACTCGTCATCGTTATTAGTACCGTCATCTGTTAACTTAAATTCTCTAGTACCAGTTTTAAAGCTTAATGAAGTTGTGTTTGGTATAATAAATGATCCTTCAACTTTACCAGAAGCATCAGTTGTAAGTACTCCACCGCCAGACCCACCAGTCGCATTATCATGAGAAGTGGCCCCATTGTAAGTAGTAACTCCAGTTCGATCATGAAACTCAGTATAAGCTTCTTCTTTACAGTACGAGGTAACATTGACTCCATTAAAGAAAGCATAAAATTTAGTATCAGGTTTTAATAATTCTGCCTTAAAGTATACTTTACGCGATCGCATGAAAGGTATAAAGTTTGTTTCTACAACAAAATTTCCAACCTCTTTAGATTGAATATCCACCTGACCGGTTAAATATTTTTGTATGCCGTCACGATCCTTTGTACCGGTATTAGTAATTGCTTGAGTTTTCTTATCAACTTTGGCCAGTTTTTTACCCGTGTTATTTGCAACACCAGTTAAGCGAACGCCTTCTGCCTGGCTTATTCCTGTAATTCGTTCGGTTGATGTGGTAAGATATTCTACACCAGTCCAGTTTGTTTCCCATTCGTTCCAAACTGTTCCTAAAATACCGTCTGAATCGGCCAATGCTAACATTTGTTCATATTGTGAATTATCATCAATAATAATATCTGGGCGCTGGTCGGTCTCTTTCCATTCATCTGATTCGGGTGATATGACCATAGTACCAGCCCAGCTTATAACATTGTATGGGTTTACAAACTCCGCGTAAGATGATAAAGGCTGATTAATTTCTGTTACAGTGGTATATGGTAGAGTAACAACACCGCCGTTGTGTATTGTAGTAGTACCGTTATTCCCTGGCTTTTTAATTAGGTTAATATTTCTTTCATCGAACTGTGGTCGCAATATGCCGTTAGATTTATCTATAGAAACACCATAATCCGGATTACCGCTATCACCTACGTTATGTCCAAAGAATCCGTCAACAATAAATCCGTTTTTAAATCTTTGATTACCATTGCTATCTAGAATTTGTGCCTCAGAAGCACTTCTTTCTAGCAGTGAGAGTGAAGTATAGTATTCAAGATTTTTGACTCGTTGATCAAGTGCACCAATATCTCTCATAGTATATCTTCTATTGTCAATAGGTGTTACTATGACATCGTGTACGCCAAATACATATGGGTTTAGACGTAATGTATATAGATGCAATGCATTTTCAATATTTTCTGGCTCTACTGGATATCTAGAAGCCTGGCCTTTAATTACTTTAAACTTGCCTTCTTTAGTTAAGAATATTTTATCTAATCTCGGCATCCAGTGGGACAGCGGTACCGAACCAACAGCAAATGCTGGTGGCATTCCAGTCTGCGGTCCTTGTTGAAATCCAACTCCATTATTGTTTTTTGTAGGTCTAAAGTCTATAGCATCTCTAAGAGAAATGTTATTATAAGATGGAATATCTGCATAATCTGGATAAGAATCTACTGAAAAATAATCTCCGCTTCCATGTTCATAGTAGTCAAATTCTACGTAGTACGTATGACTAGGTTTTAGAGTTTCACCACCCTTTAGAATAAGTCGACTTACGTCATAAAAACCATCACGTTGTCCAGTATCTAAAATGAATCTATCAGTAACGTCGTTGGCTTGATTATTATTTTGGTCCTTTACGCTTAATAGGCTGAATACGTCAGGTACCCCAAGAGAGTAAGATTCACCTGCTGTTATTGTAGAGTCAGTGCTAAATGTAAACTGAACCCCTGATGCACCACCGCTACCGCCAGTTCTTTTTCGCTCTAGGGTTTTAGTTCTTCTTGACATGTTAGTGCCAGCAATATTAGCTATAACGGTTATTGTACCACCAGCATATTGATTTAACCCTACCGTAGTATTTGCATTAACGTGATCTGCTGAATATATTGAAGTAAGAGTACTACCAGCCGCAACATTAATTCTTTGTGTATCGTTGGTTCCATCTCCAATAATAATATTATTAAGATCAGCTAGTGTAGTGCCAGATGGAGGAGTTATACTTAGCTTTTTACCACTAGAATCTGTCGCACTGCCTGAAATTGTACCAACACAATATGCGCGCATTGTCATATCTAATCGGTTATTACCATCTTCTACCGAAGATACCGCCGTAGCTGGAAGAGGAAATACCAAATTAGTTCTACCAGCGTCGAATCGCTTACCAACAACAGCCAAGGTTGCTTCAAACGTGCCATCAGAGACTGCATCAACTGTACCAATATCTTGACCTGCATTCATTACTAGATCAAATACGTATAGTTCAAAGTCTGTACCATTAAACCTAAAATCACGAGCTCGACAAGTGCCAACAGTAGTACCATTAACACCACCATCTTTAAGATTAATTGTAGTAAAATCTTTTATGTCTGGAACTCCAACCATAGCTGAGGCGTTTAATTTGAAGTAATTTCCATAACCCACTGTAATAGATGAATCACCTGCAAGAAACTCATCAGTTGCTAATCTTGGCTTATCGACAATTAACTGTTCGGATGCTGTTTTTTCAATTCTTCGGCCGTCGATGTATGCGGTAGATGGGTCAACACCTATTGCAAGCTTATCAGCATCTCCACCGTCTCCTACCAGCAAATAACCATTGTTACTTACTCCGTCGTTTAAATGCTCTTTAATGTCTAGGATAAACGGCGCTAAAACGTAATCGCCTGATTCTTCTTTAGTACGTCTTTCTAATCTATCTGATAACTCAGTGTCTATTGGAGCTTCATCTTTCTTAATTACTACACCATTTCTAATACTAACTAAATGAATATACTCATTGACCGGTGCTATATAAGTCGCATCGCTAACGCCTGGAACCGATTCATCAAGAGCTGGAAGATTTTGCTTAATTAGTGTGGTGTCAATCTTGTATCGATCACCGCCTGGTGCCGCAGCGTTAGTTGTGTTATTAGCGTTATCTTGTAAACTTGTATCGTCAGAGGAAGACACTAAGGTTTCTGCAACTCTAAGGCCTACTATATAATTTGGAGTGTTAATATAATGATCTAAAATAATGGTTTCACTTTCAACATATACGAAATTACCAGCAATAAAATAAACACCTTCTGAAATAGACGCAGCCGAACCAATTCCAGTAATATTAGGAATAGTATTAGGTGCGACGCTAGCGGTTTTACCAGCACTTGAAACAATGTTTTCGCCTGTTGCAAACACTTTAGTTATGGAATCAGTGCCAGAATTTGTGTATTTTATATAAAGAGTATCAACTAATGTTTCGCTTACATTAGACTCAGATGGTGTAGGTGTTAACACTTGAACATTACTATCACCAGCCACTGCATGAATTACTTCAGCAGTTACTCCAGTGGATCCTCCAGTAATAATGGTTCCAACAAAATCGCTTAAACCGCTTACTGGACCATCTAACTTTACATAATCATAGGCTACGTTTACAGACAGCTTACCAGCTAATACTCTATCCCCATCAGCAAATGTGTATTGCCCAAGCTTATCAATTTGAGCCTGAAGCGCCGTTTGCAATTGAGTAAGTTCTCTAGCCTGTACCGCAAAGCCTGGCTTAAATAGTATTCGCTGATAATTTTTAGATTCATCAAAATCATCAAGCGTGTAAGTAGTACCCTCTAGATTATTTACGTTGGTAATAGCCATTTATCTTCTCTCTTAAAATTCAATGATGCATTTAATATCTTCGGTTTGCGATGTAGTTCTATTAACAGGATTTCTATTTTCTAAGAAAATCATATCACCGGTACCTTTTACAAAATCCGGAGTATCAATTGCTGTTATAGTCCTACCGCCAGTATTATTATCTGATTCTACAGTGTCACCGATTTGAAATTCCTTGTAACCAGTCTTAGAATTTTGATAATACAATATTGTTGAGTTAGTAGTATTTACCCTTGCTACAAAAGCCTTAACACCACTGCTAGTTGAAATCACGTCATCTGCTATATAGCGGTTGGTTACATCATCATTCATGGTTAGTACTTTTAAACCGCTTAATAAATCAGAGCTTGCTATTGTTGTTCCACTAAGAACAGATACGTCACCAGCAGTAACTTTAGCTCCATCAGCTTGCGGGTTCTTAATAATAGCTATTTGTCTAAAGTCATTACCTACGGTTAAGTCAAAGTCTGAATTACCAGCACCTACTAGTTGAGCATTAAGTGCAATATAGAAAGCACCTAGCTCTGATACTGGATCTGTTCCATGTCCATTCAACGGAGAAATAACAGCTCGAGCTGTAGCGCTTGTGCCACCGCCACCACTTATAGTTATATCAGTAATAGTATAATGTCTACCGATGTTTTCTAGTGTAATGGCGGTTATCGAGCCATTGACTCGAGTTACGTTAGCACTAGCTACTGTAGCACCAGTTCCATCTCCATTAATTGTAACCGTAGGAGTAGAAGTATAACCAGTCCCGCCGTTAGTTACTTCAATTCTCTCAATACCACCAGCACCGTTACCGCTAACATTTAAGTTGTATGAGTTAGCTTGTGATTCTGCTTGTGGAAAGTTACTTGATGTTCCAGGTATTACAGCACTATCAATGCTTGCTACATTAGATGCACTAATAACCATTGGAAGAGTTTTAACTGGAATAAATGAATTAGTTAAAAACTTTTCAGCATCTTCTGTAATGATGGTGAACATATATTTCCATGTATAGCCATCTTCTGGTTGATATTGTGGTGTTTCGACTGTATGAGCAGGACGCTTAGAGGTAATCCCAGGGCCTGCTTTAATGCACTTATAAACTTTAAATTCATCAGTTAAGCAATAAAAAGGTTTATCGAATATATCTGAATCATTTGAATCCCAAGCTACAAATGTTTTGCCGTCTTCGTAATCTTCTCTTGGCACAACGTGTGTAATATCGCCTGCTGCGATTTTTTGCATGCCGAGTATGTTTTGGTGTGCTTCGTTAATGCTGTCGATGTGATCGCCAGGTACAAACGGTGTCGTATCAGAGTCATCAGATGTACTAAGAGACCAAGCATCAGCTTTACCGATGGCCAGATACACACTATTGTTTGTAACATCGGCTACATCACTTTTAAAATTCTCAGCATTGAGTTTTCTGAAAGGTGTAGTAATAATTGCTGCCATTTTAGTGCCCTATTCTATGTCTATAAAAGAATTAATGTTAAATGTATTTATATTATTTATATTGTTTGATTCGATGGTTTGACCTTCAAATTGTTCTATCTTTTGATTCATGTTAAATTTTTTGCTGCTGGTATAATATGAATCGCCTTTAAGGTTAAAGTAATCATTTTCTTCTATTATAGCACTACCATCATTTATATGATTAAGTGGAATGATTAGCTTATAAAGAACTTCTCTGACTCGAGTTCGATCGATCATAGAAGAATTAACTTTGATCCTAGGATTAAACTGATATCCTTGACCTGGGTTAGTAATTTCAACTGCGGTTATTTCAGAAGGGTATAATAAAGCTTCTGCTGTAGCCCCAGTTCCGGTACCAGTAATAGTTACTGTAGGTGGTTCAATGTGACCTCTGCCTGGCCTAGCTATTAGTATTCCATCAACTTGGCCTTGTGGATTAACTACAGGATAAGCTTCAGTTACTGCATAATATGGCTCATTAGCTTCAATATAAGTTGTTGGATATGCAGGTTCAGATACTTCTACCTCAGTTGTATCAAGATCATAGCCCGACCCTGGATTAGTAATCTTAATGTATTGAACCCCAGTTGGTTCTAATAAAAACTTAGCCGCAGCTTGTATTCTAATATTAGGATTATTAGCATCTGTGCCTAAAGGTAGCAATTTACCATCAGCATCAGTTGCAGTTGGTGGTCCTATAGTAATAGTTGGAGGTGTGTTGTAAAGTTTATTACCAGGTAGCGATGGTGCATCAACCATTGACCAGTTTACTTCAGATAAGCGTAGTCTATCATTAGCATATGCAGTATGTCTGTCTACTGCTAAATGCCAATAATCCACAGCATCGTTAGCTCTAAATTCAATGTCAAAGTATGTCCAATCTTGGCCAGCAGGAAATGCTGGTATGCCTATCGCGCCAATTAATGCGGCTGCGCCTGTCGTAGCGCCACCTCTAAGAGCAAGACTCATGGCCCCTGCATTTCCTTGAGTATTATACCAACCGCTTACTCTAAATAATTGCCCTGGTTCTAAATTAGTTCTATGATCATCTCCAGTAAATTGCGTAGCACCTTCCATAAAACTAAGATAAACACTTCCTGAAGGAGGAGGATTTCCACTTGAATCAGATGCATCAACATTAGTCCAGCCAACGTTATTGCTAGCAGTACCTGGCGCTTCGTTATATAAATTAAGCAAATCATCAAAGTGCCGAGTTTGAGCATTAATGGCTATTTTTCCAATCTTACCAGTTCCAGCCGCTAATGTTCCAACTGCTGCTGAAGCAGTATTAGGGTTATATCCAGTTGTGTCACCTGTTATACTATTAACAGATTCAATTCCACCTAAATTATTAAGTAGAGCAGTTGCGGTTGCAGTAGAACCACTGCTGCTGTCTGTAATCGTAATGGACGGCGCACTAGTATAACCACTACCAGTTCTGCTAACAACTACGGCTGTTAAGTTTCCGCTTGAATCTATTACCGGGCTAACTTGCGCAGTCTGATTAATATATGCTTTTATGCTTGGTTCAAATACAGATGCTATAGCTTCTATTAGGAACGGCAAATCTTCAACTCCAACTATACCAGGTTGAATTCCGGGCATCGAGGAAAGAGCTAAACGATTGGTTCTAGGATATGCTCTAATTAATTGATCAACAAAAAATCCTGTAGAAAGATTTTTAATCTTCTCAATCACTTCCTTATTATTATCTGATAGTGAACCATCAGGAGTTCTCAGTTTTTCCCTAATAGCTTGTAACAGTATGCTAATTTCACCGAAGAAAATAAAGCCGGCCGGGTGTACTAAACGACTATAAACTTGATCCCATGTAGTTTTATTTAGACCAGATTTAATCAGATAAGAATATTTTTGATAACGATAATTATCATGCAATCTAATTTTACTATCTGAAACAAATCCTTTACGTGACACAAATTGATTAGTGCTTTCGTCCCAGTTGCCAGATGATGGAATGAGTGTATCATCATACGGTTTACTAACTTCAACTTCTTCGTCAAATAATAATCTAAAAAACATTTCAACCGAATCACTTGAGCCTCTTACTTTATAGAAGTCAAGTATTCGCTTATAGAGCGTACTTTTATTAACTGATAAACCAGCCTGAGACCGCGGAATAGCTTCTGCAATTTCTTTCTGCATCATTTCAAGATATTGGTTGGTAGGATCAATTGACGGGTCTGAATTTTTATCAATATCCATCGCGTCTTCAATAGCATTAAGAGTATATGATGGACCAGGGCCAACCCAGTTTTTAACAGGAGTTGTTAATTCTGCCGCAAGGCCATTAAGGCCGCGCAAACCAGCAACTTGAAAAGTTTTACCAAGTGCTAATCCTTCTTCAGTGTCGTCATCTACTTCTCGTTTACTTCCTAAACTCCCAGGCAACTCGTTACCATTAGATATAAAAATATTAGATCTTTCTAAAGGATAACTAATCGTATTACTTATTCCCTCTATCGTATGAGTACCAGGAGCAGCTGTATCTGCAATTTGAATAGGACTGCCACTAATGCTATTAGATAGCTTTATTTGATTAGAAGAATTATAAACAACAAAATACGTAGCATTATTAGCCAATCCAGAAATAGGAGCATTACTTGATTTGTACTGAACTATAGTTCCTGCAGGCATCTGATTGGCCGACTGTTCAGCTACAGTTATCGTGTAATCAGCGTTATTAATATTAGCCAGTGTAACTGTAAATGGTACTGGCAACTGACCTGTTGTCGATGTAAGCTTTAAGGACGACGAAGTACCATGATAATCTGAGAAAAATTTATTATTTGCAAGATTAGGGTCATCAA